CGTCCCTCTGCTCCTGACAATCAGGGCAGAGTTCAGTGAGTGCTTGGCATTGATAGCACATAGTTTGGATACTGATGCCATTACTCTCAGTCATAACTACCTCTCTGTCATAGGTATTTCCTATAACACCTACCCACAAAATCAGGGGTGTCAAGCCGTGCTCTTTTCAACGGCTTGATAGCCCTGATAGGTCTTTGAAGTTCAGATTTAAATTATTAATCAGCCTGGCACAGGTCTTTATTATTATAGGGCGAGGCGACAGGGATAGTGCCGAGCGATAGTATCCTGTCAGGCACACACAGTTACAGGACAGACTACCTGTTAGATTAGCCAGTATCTGTATAGTTCTGACCCCAGACTTATTAAACTGGGTCTGACTAAAGTATTGTTACTACCAACAAGATTTTTCCGTACATAGCCTATGCCCCTATCTGTCCTGATATGTCCGATTTATATATATGTTTTCTGTGAGTTACCTCACACTTTGCAAGCAAAGCGTTCGTTTAGGCTGTTTGAACGGATTAATACTATATAGGGGCGCAAAGCGCCCACTGATAGTAGCAAGGTCTTTCGGACCTTGCGTACAGAACTGTATTACAGTCTGTTTCTAACTGTCTGTACTAACTATCAGTATAGTATGTAGATGGGACAGGTCTGTGACTTTTCAGAAGGGAAAGAACAACCCTAGGACAGAGGCTATGGCAGCCGCAAAGGCTAAAGTAATAGCCCTTGTCTCTGAGGGTTGGACACCGCATAAGGCGATGGCTGAGGTTGGCAAGCAACCTGACACCATCCGCATCTGGTGTTTAAGAGACCCTAAGTTTGCCTCTGACCTAGCCCAGGCCAAAGAGGACGCCAAAGAGCGTTCCCTAACCGCCCTAGGTATCGCTAGGGATGATATTAGTTTTCCACAGTTCTCTGAGATGTTTTTAGAGCAAAAGGTCTTTAAGCACCACCAGGACTGGATTGATTTGCTAGAGGGTCAGGAGCCTAGTTGGCTCCACGAAAGTATGATTTATGAGAAGGGCGACCCCCACCGCCTTCTTGTAAACGTGCCCCCTGAGCACGCTAAGAGTACGGTGATTACGGTCAACTACTCTACTTACCGCATCGCTCTCAATCCCAACGTTAGAATCATCGTAGTTTCTAAGACGCTTGTCAAAGCACGTGAGTTCGTGTATGCCATCAAACAAAGGCTGAGCCATCCGCGCTGGTTAAAGTTGCAAACAACATTTGGGCCAGAAGGGGGTTGGAAGGAAGACTCTGACACTTGGCGCGTTGACACCGTTTACCTTGGGGGCGATGCTCGTAACTCATCTGAGAAGGACCCGACTATCCAAGCCCTAGGTATGGGTGGACAGATTTACGGTGCCCGTGCTGACCTGATTATTCTAGACGACTGTATAACCACCGCTAACGCTCACGAGTATGAGAAGCAGATTAACTGGCTGCAAAAAGAAGTTATCACCCGTCTAGGCAAAAATGGTAAGTTGTTAGTAGTAGGGACGAGAATTGCGCCAACAGACTTTTACAAAGAACTCCGTGACCCGAAGCATTGGTCGGGCGGTAAGTCTCCTTTTACTTATATGGGTATGCCTGCGGTTCTTAAGTACGCTGAAAAACCCGAAGACTGGGAAACGCTTTGGGCTAAAAGTGACGTTCCTTGGGATGGCGACGACGATACGCCAGATGATGACGGACTCTATCCTAAATGGGATGGAAAAGCATTATTCAGAAGAAGGGGAGAAGTAACCCCCTCCACCTGGGCGCTGGTCTACCAGCAAGAAGACGTAACAGAAGATTCCATTTTTCCTGCTGAACTTGTTCAGGGTTCTATAAATGGGATGAGAAAGCGCGGTCCTTTGAGACCTGGCGCTGCTGGTCATCCAACACAGGTTGAAGGTTATACCGTTGTGGGATTTGACCCTGCTATGGGTGCTGGACGTGCAGCCTTTGTTGCTATGACATACAACAGACACGATGGCAAAATTTATGTTTTAGATGTTTTGGATATGTCAGAACCTACGCCACAAAAGATTAGGCAGGCGATTGAAGAATTTGTTGAAAGGTTTAAGCCACAGGAACTACGCGTTGAGATTAACGCTCACCAGAAAGCCTACGCCCTTGATACCGACCTACAACAATGGTTGGCAATTCACGGTGTTCGCCTCAATGCTCACTTCACTGGCAAAAACAAATGGGACTCTAACTTCGGAGTCGCTGGAATGTCTACCTTGTTTGGAACAGTCAACAACGGAAAGCACCAAAGAAACAACCTTATTGAGATACCAAGTACTGAAGGCTCTGAGGGTCTAAAGGCTTTAGTTCAACAACTAATAACTTGGCGACCTAACACCAGAGGCAAGACCGACTGTGTGATGGCTTTGTGGTTTGGTGTGCTGCGTTGTAGAGAATTTATGCAGCAAAACTCTAATGTGCAAAAGTATGCTCACAACCGTTGGGCAACTAGAGCACAATCACAAAAACGATATACAGTAAATCTTGACGAGATGCTTGCCGAGCAATGGCAACAAACCTATGGGTAGGATAAATGGCTGAGAAAAAACCACTGAAGAAAGACTTGAAAGAAGTCATTAAGGAGATGTCAAAGGCTCCTGGTGGTAATGTCGCTATGCCTAGACCTGTAACCCCTGGTGGTATTCAAGGTGGTCCACCTACAGTTACTCCACCTGTTCCTGGTGGAATACAAAAACAGCCAGAAGGTCCAATTGTAAAACGTGATATTGCACGTGAGGCTTTTTCTGCTTTTAAAACTGGTGAAGTAAAGCCAAGTAATATTCCTGCACCAGCACCTGATACTAAAAGTGTAGAAGTAAGTAAGATTAAAGCCCCTGGCAAAAAGGGATTTAAAGGAACTAAAGAACGCCAAGATATTGCAAAGGGTGTTCGTGGTGGCACTGTCGGCGGTATGACTAGAGCACCTGGCTCTAAACCATCACTAGCAAAATCTTGGCCTATGGCTATTGAGATTGCTCAAGAGCGAGCACGTAGACGTTCTGAGTTGGATGCTATTCAAGAATCATTCCGTGTATCTATGGGTAGCACTGTTAGCAGAGAAGAACAAAAAATGCTTGACCGTGCTGCTCAAGCAGCAAGAGATGCTTTACTTGATAGAGATGCTGCTATTAAAGAAGCCACTATGTTAAGAGATGTAGATACTGGTGAAGTAAATCCACTTGCAGAAAGAACTATGCAGAATGAAGCAGACCGTAGAGTTGCTGAAGGGCTAAGAGCAATTGGTAAAGGCGGGGCTGCATTTGGTCTACTAGGTTTAGGAGTAGATGCTTTACTACTTTGGAGACAATTACTACAAGAAGCAGAAATAACTAAACAACAAATACAATCTAACTTGATGAACTAAGGATGGCAATGTTATCAATAGAACAAATCTCAGCACGCGTTGAGAACTTGCGTGAACGGTCTGCTGACCGTGATGCACGTCAACAAGATGTGCTTGCTGTCCGTAAAGGAATGATTGCTTCTGTATATCCAGATTTCTTTCCTGAAGGTGTAGATGCCAATGTCGTTGCCAATTTTATTGATATTGTTGCGAGAGACTTATCTGAGGTTATGGCGCCTCTCCCTTCGGTCAACTGCTCCGCGGCGAATCAGGCTAATGACCGTGCTCGTAAATTTGCTGATACTCGCACCCGTATTGCTACTAACTATTTTGCTCACTCAGATTTACAAGTCCAGATGTATACAGGCGCAGACCTATACATCACATTCGGTTTCGTTCCATTCATAATTGAGTTGGACGAAGAAGCAGGGCTACCGCGTATCCGTATAGAAAACCCAGTGGGCGCTTACCCAGAGTTTGACCGCTATGGACGCTGTATTGCCTTTGCAAAACGTTACTATATGGCAGTAGGAGAACTTGCTTCGCAGTTCCCTGAGTATGCCCATATCCTGCTTGGTAAGGAAATGTACAAAGCAGATATGAACTCACAGATAGAAATCGTTCGTTACTATGACGAGCAGCAATCTATCTTGTATGTGCCAGAGCGTAACAACTTAGTGCTATCACAAGCCAAGAACCCAATTGGTAAGATGATGGTAGTAGTAGCACGCCGTCCATCTATTGATGGCGAGATGCGTGGACAGTTTGATGACGTACTCGGTATTCAGTTGCTTCGCAACAGGTTCGCATTACTTGCGATGGAAGCAGCGGAAAAATCCGTGCAAGCACCAATTGTTTTGCCATCAGATGTTAATGAACTGGAGATGGGTGGCGATGCGGTTATCCGTACTGCTAATCCTGCTGGAGTTCGTCGTGTAGACCTGAACATTCCGCCTGGGGCATTTACTGAACAAGCATTACTTCAGCAGGAACTAAGAACAGGTACGCGTTATCCAGAGGGACGTACTGGAAAT